TTTCTATATCTTGTTAGAAAATAAGAAGTTAGGGAAATTCCAAACCAATTTCCAAAACTCCGCTGGACATTTTGGAGCGGATTGCCGATATTGAAAATGTCGAGCCAAGAAGGTTCGGACCAACCGGTTGGGATCCGGAAACACAATGAGGTTTGAAATGATCGTTTCTAATCAATTCTTTTTTACTATTACCTATACCCTGCTTACTAACGGCTGGTGCTCCCAACGGACAGTTCGAGCAGTCGATGATAAATCAGCCCTTCTGTTATTTGCTGAATGGTGGGAACGGGATGGTTCTCAAATCGAAGAATTAAGCAGCTTTTACATCTCAGATAAAATTGAAATTAACTATTAAAATGCGATACATTGCATTGTTTTTGATCTGTGGTTTGGGCATTGGATGTGCTCACCACAGCACAACCGTGAGCGTGATTTACGGCAATGGACCTGGAACAGTCCAGATCATGCACACCATTTCCAGATAAACAAATAGAGGAATGATCCAATGAATTACCGAATTATTAGAACAAAGGTTAAACCAATTGATTGTGGGTTAATGGACCAAACCTGTTTGGGGCCAGATGCAACCTATGTGGATCTGTGGCGGTGGTACAGCACATTTGCGACGATAATTCATAATCAAGAACTGATTGAGGATCTGGGCATTCCCTGTGGTGGAAATGATCCCGAAAACATCGGCCAGCACATAGATGATTGGATCTGGAGTCGGGGCGAATACCAGGACAGGTTCGACCAAATCCTAGGGCCTGTTGAATCCTAGGTATTAACCAGGGTGTGCGGTTGGCGCTCTCCGCGGTTCGATTCCGCGGCACCCAATCCCGATTGTGGGAATGGAGGTTAAGAAATGTCAATCAATGATGATTTTGTGGGAAGGCAATTAGCCTGCGCGTGGGATTTGGTCAGCATATCAAGGCAAAAAATTGCCGAATTGCAAACGGAAATCCAGATTCAGCGGCAGGAAATATGGCTGCAAATGCAATGCGTAAATGTCCTGACGGCTCGATTAAAAGAGCGGGAAATCCGCTGGGCTAGCATGGGAGAAAACGAGGTGTCAAATGAGTCATGATGCAATTATCAGCCAGGGCGGTTTGGTTCTGAGCCGGAACATTGGGGAAGGCATAACAATTGTGGATCGCAGGACAGGTGACATCCTCCACATTCGGGTTGTTGGTGTGACGGGAAAACGCGCCCAACTGCGACTGGTGGCAGAGCGACAGGACTACATCATTATGCGTGATGAACATCAAAGGAGCGAGTAACATGAATGAATTAACGATAAGTGAAAAAGCAGAATCAGCAATTATTGAAGGCGACTTGAAAACCTTATCACCAGCTGAGCGAGTCGCATATTACAACCGGGTTTGCGATGCGATTGGATTGCTGCCCACAACCAGACCATTTGGATACATTGTCCTAAATGGCAAACTTACTTTATATGCTCTCCGTGGATGCACAGACCAACTACGAAAACTTCATCAGGTTTCCATTCGCATCGACAGCATCACAGCCGCGGATGGTGTCATAACGGCACAGGTTTCTGGAACTGATAAGACAGGTAGAATCGATACCGAAATTGGTGTTGTGCCAATCGGCAAGGCGCAAGGCGAAGAGCTGGCCAATGCGCGGATGAAAGCGTTAACCAAAGCCAAACGGCGGCTAACCCTTTCCCTGTGTGGGCTAGGGATGCTTGATGAAACTGAAGTGGTTGGTATTCCTGGTGTACAATCCTTCCCACCTTTGGCAATTGAGAGCAATCCAATTGAGATTCCGGAGCCTCCACCAGGCAACGACCCAATAACACCACAAATTCTTAGGCAATTGCAGGCAACGATTAAATCCGTGGCGGATAAATTGCCAGCAAATTGGAGGGAAGAAACCCTTGCGAAATTCCAGGTTAAATCAAGCAAGGATTTAACCAACAGGCAGGCAATGATAATTATCAATGAAATGCAAAACTATGAAAGGGAATGCAATGTCGAATGATTTTGGTTTGGAATATTGGGATGATACATTTGTTCCAACTGGGAACGCGGTAAAGGTAGATGATTTGGTTGCGGGAGAATACCGCGGTCAAATCCGATCAGCTGTATTGGAGAAAGCAAACAATGGGGCAACAATCGTTAAATGGATTCTATTGATTGAATCCGGACCATGCGCAACCAGGCAAACCCTGGAACACACCAGTTGGCTGACGGATGGAAATGCCGTGGGAAGGTTTGGCGGTGAGCTTGCCACCCTTGGAATTGATACGGCTTCCTGGATCCCACCACTACGACCATTTTCTAGGATGCTTCCATTGGCATTGCAGGATTTGGGCGGTTCATCGGCGCGATGGAAGATCAGCCCATGGACCAGCAAAAAAACTGGTGCAACTACCATGCAGCTAAAATTCCTGGCGAACATGGCACCAGCGGAAATAACTGTTTTTGATTCACAGGAAAACCTAGCATTTTAAGGAGTTCACGGAATGAGCTGGAATTACATAGATCGAAAACAAAAGGATGTTAACGCAGCTTATTTTAAGCAGATTGCCAAGCCTCCAAAGATACCAGCAGGCACCAGGTTGGATTGTGGAACATTGGTGGTAACCTACACTAGCAATTTCGGGGCGTGTCGATCCTACAAATTGCTGGAGGAAATTGAAAAAACGGACTTTATGGGGCGACCTATTTCCCTGGTGAAATTGGGATTCCTCAAAAACAAAGGAGAAAAGGCTGGCACATTTATTGTTGAGCGGGCAAAGGTAGATTTCGGACCAAAGCCAGATCAACAGTAACAAACCAATGCCCGTCTGGCTTGTGGATTATTTCTCATTAAATGTTCAATGGGATCCAACGAGGTGAGCACCCAGGCGGGCATTTTAAATCACTTCCAGCAGCCGCGGCTTAGTGGGCAAACATGCCGCGGCCGTAAACGGTGAGCTCCAACCAAGGCTGGAATAATTGGGGCAACCTGTCCCACCTGAAATATGGTGGGCAGGTTCTTTTTACATAGGGAAAAACATGTGGAAAGAAATAATGACTAGGTATGCAATTGATGATTTGGTTCAGATCCATTTGACGGATGGAAAGGAATTAACTCATTCTGATCAATGCCAAAGATGGCACATAAAATGCGCTTTGTTTCGTGTGATTCAGGCATATGAAGAATTAAGAAAGGAAATGGAAAATGAATGAAGATAAAATACTAGGTGCAGGACTTATGAAAGATGCGATAAGATACAAAGAAATTGTTGCATACAAAGAAACCTGTACAGATCCATTTGTCAAACAAATTATCCGTAGATTTCTTGGCGCAAACAACGCAAATGGTTCATTGTTCGCCCAACTACGGAAAACATGGGAACAATGCAAACGGCTTCAGGATGCGATTAAGGAGCACAAGAAAAAGCATTTTTCAGAAGGATATTTCAGCCAATGCAATGAAGCCAATTTGGAGCTTTGGGAATTGGTAAATGATGATTTGAATAAGATTAAACCAAAGCGGAGAGAATATAAAAGCGGACCAACAAACCATCAACAGGAGAAAGGCAAATGAATGACCAGGCAGGACCAAACATCAGCGTGGCACAACAGATTCTGGGCAACATGCTTGCCAGAGTTACCGCGTTATATGACACCATTAACGACGACACATTACCGCCACGGTTACGACAGGTGCAGATTGGGAACCTGGGCGAAGACCTCGAGCAACTGAAAAAGGTGATGAAATATGAATGATAGGTTCGATGATGCAATGCTTGCCCGGATGATCCTTCAAAAGATTTCCACAGCTAGAAGGGTTCCAGGTTCGGGACCATTCCAACGGGGTTACCAAGCTGGATTGGATCTGGCTGCAAATCTGATCAACACCATGTTGGACCAACAGGAACAAAAGGTTGAGGATGATTCACATTTAAAATGGTAAAGGGAGACACCAGAAATGAAATCTGGAGCGTTGACAAGTGTCAAGTTAATGCGGTTGAAAAGAACATTAGGATTGACTCAATATCAGGCAGTTGGATTGCTCGAATGCCTATGGCATTTTACGGCCCACAATACGCCGGATGGTGGAATCGGACGATACACCGATGATGACATTGCCGCGGTATTGGAATGGGAGAATGCCGCTACAGAATTGATTGGGGCTTTAATCGAATCTGGTTGGATTGATCGCCACCAGGACGGATCTTTATGGGTACATGATTGGCTTGAACATTGCCCAACATGGGTTAAAGGTGTTGCAGCAAACAAGATTGCCAGAGAAAAAAATGTGTGTGGTACTAAGTGCGGTACTAAGTGCGGTACTAAGTCCCCAACTAAGTCCACAACTAAGTACCCAACTAAGTCCCCTACTGAGTCCCCTACTGAGTCCGTAACTGGTGTTGCAACTACCTTCCCTTCCCTTTCCTTACCTTACCTTCCCAAAGAAGAAATACATTTGTCCGGACCAGAGGCCACGGACCTGCCGCGTCCGGAAAATCCAAATGCGGAAATCTTGACAGCACCGCTGGCGGATGGGACCAGGTGGGAAATTTCATCCGGACAAATCGAATTGCTGATTAGATCATTCCCTGGTGCAGATGTCCGGGATCAAATCCTTGGCGCTGTGGCATGGCTCGAGGCAAACCCAAAAAAGCGGAAAACGGCCAAAGGAATGCCACGATTCCTGACATCCTGGCTTCTGCGTACCGTTTCAAGGCCCGTAAAGGCACCGCCAAGCCACGATCTATCACAAATTGGGTCAGAGGTCGGTTTTGAAAAGATCGGCGGTCCAGCGCCATTTCTGGAAAGATTGGCAAATCTTGAATTGGAGGTGATGAAATGAATTGGGCACAACAACACGCGGCAATATTTGGCCACAGGTCCGCGGATTGGACGGAAACCTATCGGATCTGGCACCGGCTGTGGAGTCTCGAGGGCTACACCGCAGCGGACCTGGTGTCAGCCGTCACCGCGGTAAGCCGTCGAAAGAAGCCACCCAACTTTGTCAGCGAACATTTCACAGCGATATCTGAAGAGCTGCGGGAATTGCGGGTGCAGTCGTTGGCGAAAAAGGTCGAGGCCCTTAATGACACCAGGGGTGTTTGCACCTGTTGCGGCAATACGGGCCACATTGTCGTACCACACCACAACAGCTGGCAGAATGGAAAGTGGACCAGGAACCTGCCACCACATGAGGGTTATACCATGGCTGTTATCTGCCACATGTGCCGGATTGGTGAGCATCGTAATTTAAGGGGCACCAGGTTATGTGAATATGAATTGCAGCACCCAACATGGCGATCAGAAATGCGGCAATGGGATGAAATCCAAAAGCAGAGAACCGCGGTAGCTGGGCATAATAAGTTCCGAATTGATTCCTATTCCGTCAATATAAAAAGGAAGGGTGACGAATGAACGAACTACAAAGAATCAAAGCTGAAAGGGATTTCTACGAATCCGCAATTGTCGATTTGATGCGATCAGGAAGCGGGTTAAATTTTACTTATGTTCGTTCCAGGTTGGGAGCAATTCCATTAGATGAATGGTGCCGCCAAACTATTGCTATGGCGGAAATGGTAGAGGATATTCCACAGATGATTCAGGCAATTCAGGGTGGTCAATGAAGGCAAAGATATTACTAATTGAATACATTAAATTATGTGGATCAATTCCCGAACCAATTCCGGAATACCAATTTGCACCGCCTAGAAAATGGCGCTTAGACTACGGTTGGCCTGAAGAAAAAATAGCATTGGAAATTGAAGGTGGAATCTGGATCCGCGGCAGGCATACCAGGCCCAAAGGATTCATTGCCGATATGGAAAAATACAATGAACTGGCAATTAAAGGTTGGAGGCTTTTGCGCTTGACACCACAGCAGATTCAAACAGGAGAGGCAATAAGCCTATTGATTAGGTGTTTCCATGGATAATTTAAAAAGAGGTATTCCAATCATTACAATCCTGAAGCGATTGGAAAAAGCCATGCTGAAAGTGCCAATGCCGCTAGATGATTGGGCAAAGATCTTCACCATTATTTGTCCCGAACAATACGATGAAATGCAAAATGAAAGAAGCGGTATGACACCCAAAAGACCACGGAAAGAAACCGAGCAGGAAAAGAGGAAATATATAATTGCATTACAAAGACGCACAAACATTTTGGAAGATATATCAGAAGTGCAGGATTTGGAAGAATGTTAAGATAGGAAGTTTTGGCAAAGTTTACCGTGGAAAAATCAGAAAGTTTTGACCTTTTTTTGGCCGTTTTTTGGGCCAAAATTTGGGGGATGGGGAGCCCCCGATCCGGGGTTCTGGACGCCTGACCGACCCAGACCCACTCCATCTTTTTTAGCACCAATTCTGAACTTTTTTTGAGGGAAAACGATATGGCTCGAGGAAGAAAACCGCGGCAACGGGATGATGGCAGCACATTACCGATATCACCGCCACCAATGCTGACATCGGACCTGGAGCGGGAAGCATATTCCAGGTTACGGAACGCCCTAACCCGGATTGGAACCTCGAGGGGCTCGGACCTGGAAACGGTTTGCATTGGGGCTAAAAGATTGGCACGACTACAATTACTTTATAAAAAACTTGATATTGTAATGTCAGCAGATCAGCTCATAATGGGCGCAACAGAATCAACGGGTTAAGAATGAAAATTAGAAATCGAATTAAGGAATTACGCATGATTAAGGCATCAGAACTGATGCCCAATCCAAAAAATTGGCGGACCCATCCACAGTCCCAACAGGATGCGCTGAAAGGGATCCTGGCGGAAGTGGGTTACGCTGATGCCTTGTTGGCTAGGGAACTTCCTGACGGCAGCCTAATGTTGGTCGATGGGCATTTGCGCGCCGAATCCACACCAGACGTCGAGGTTCCGGTGCTGGTGCTGGACATCACGGAATCCGAGGCAGATAAATTGTTGTTATCCCTAGATCCATTGTCCGCCATGGCTGGCACCGATGCACTGGCATTGGATTCCTTGTTGCGCGAAGTTAATACGGGAAGCGAGGCGTTGTCCCAAATGTTTGCAGATATGGCACAGGAGGCTGGAATTATTCCGCCAAACTTTGAAAAAGCAACGGCTGAAGATCAAAGCATTCTTGATGAAAAAGCAAAAATAAAATGTCCAGAGTGTGGGCATGAATTCGTCAAGTGAATTGCGAATTGATTGGGCTACACCAGAAGCAGCAAAATATGCCTGCGAAAAATGGCATTACAGTAAATGCATACCCAAAAGCAAAGTCGTAAGATTTGGGGTTTGGGAATCGGGAAAATTTATTGGGGTTGTTTTATTTGGATCTGGTGCTTGTCCAAATATTGGAACACCATATGGATTAAATCAAACTCAAGTTTGTGAATTGACAAGAATTGCACTTACAAACCATAAAACACCTGTAAGTAGAATCATGGCAATCATTTTAAAAAAATTAAAAAGTCATGCAAAGGGTTTGCGTTTAGTTGTTTCCTTTGCCGATTCAAGTCAGGGACATCATGGAGGAATTTACCAGGCGACAAACTGGATTTATGTTGGCGGGACAGAAACTCATGTTTACTATATAAATGGAAAAAAGACACACCCGATGACAGTTGGAAAACGGCACGGAAAAGGTGGCTCATCAATTCCATGGCTTAGGAAAAATGTTGATTCAAATGCAAGAAGGGAAAGTTCAGGATTCAAGCATAAATATTTGATGCCATTGGATGAAGACATGAGGAAAAAAATTCAGCCATTGAAACAACCTTATCCAAAACGCGTTGGAAGTGCTGATAGCGGCACGGTGCCAATCCATGGCACAAGGGATGGTGCAAATCCAATCCCAACGCTCCATACACTTGAAGGGTGCAGCCATGGGAGCTAGAGCACCTTTAACAATTTCTGTTGTGGATGAAGCTCTAAAGAAATGTTTCGGCAACATGGCTGCTGCCGCTCGCATGCTTGGCGTGGAAAGAACTACCATTTTTCGCTTTGTAAAAAAACATCCTGAATTGAATCAATGCCTGGAAACAGTTCGGGAAACCATGCTGGACAATGCGGTAAGTTCATTGCAAAAAGCCGTAATTGATGGTGAATCCTGGGCAGTTTGTTTCTATCTGAAAACGCAAGGGAAATCCCGCGGATTTACCACATCATCCGGCAATATGGTTCATCCAATCCTGGCGGAAGTTCGGCAGGCAGAATCGGACCTCGCAACCACATTGGGGCAGCTTTGCCTGACACCGCGGAGCCGTAGCGCATCCCGATTAACTGGCGAAGATATGCAACAGGAAATTGTGGCTGATAATTCCATGTCCGCCAAATTATTGAAGTTGATGCCATAGGAAATTGAATGCTGCCATCGAAAAAGTTTGAGGAATTCTGTGCCACATTTTTGACACATACCAAAGGGCCACTAGGTGGCAAACCATTAACCCTTGATAAGTGGCAAATAAATGATATTATCAAACCATTATTCAACACAAAGCTTAAGAATGGAAAAAGGCAATACAGAAAAGCATTGGTAATGCTTGGAAGGAAGAATGGCAAGACCACATTAGCGGCAGCTGTGGCGCTGTACATGTTAATCATGGATCAGGAACCAGGTGCGGAAATCCTTTCCGCGGCCTGCGATTCTGACCAGGCGGCATTGGCATTTGATATTGCAAAACAAATGGTGCTTCATTCTCCTGTGCTGTCAAAAAAATGCAAGGTTTACAGGCGACATATTGAGGCCAATAGGGGTGCAGTTTATAAGGTAATTGCGGCTGATGCAGCAGGCAACCTGGGGCATAACATAAGCACTTTAATATTCGACGAATTGTTGACACAAAAAAGCAGGGATCTTTACGAATCCCTAATAACATCCATGGGAGCGAGAACAGAACCATTAGCATTCATGATATCGACAAGTGGTCATGATCGCGGATCATTGTGTTATGAATTGTATCATTACGCAAAACAGGTTAGGGAAGGTGTATTGGTGGATCCAACATTCCTACCAATAATTTACGAAGCAGCACCAGAATTGGATTGGCGAAGTGAATCATCCTGGAAAATGGCAAATCCAGGGTTAGGTAAATCCGTTACCCTGGAATATCTGCGGGACACCTGCCACGAAGCCCAGAACAATCCAGCAAGGGAACAATCATTTCGGCAATACCATCTTAACCAATGGGTTGAATCCGCGGCCAGATGGATCAGCTCGGAATCATGGAACAGTTGCGAAACACATCCAACCAATCTCGAGGAAATCCCTTGCTATGCGGCCTTGGATCTTTCCTCGAGGGAAGATTTAACTTCCTTCACGCTGGCATTCCCGTTACCAGGTGCGATCCATTTGAAGGCCTTTGCGTGGACCACATCCGCCATGGTGGGAAAAAGAAATGACACAAACCGCATTAGGTATGACCAATTTGTGCGAGCCGGTTTCCTCGAGGTGATACCAGGGGAAATTGTTGACTATGAAATCATCCTAAAAAGAATTGCGGAAATTGCGGCAGAATTCAAAATTAGGGAAATTGCAGTCGATCCATGGAACGCAGAATTTCTAATGCAAAAATTGGAGAATCAAGGTTACACCATTACGGAATTCAGGCAGGGATTCCGGAGCATGTCACCTCCTACCAAAGATTTTGAAGCCGCGGTTTTACAAAAGCAAATCAGCCATGATGGAAATGCGGTGCTAAGATGGTGCATTGATAATGTGGTAATTGAACGGGATGCGGCAGGAAATTGCAAACCATCCAAAAGTAAATCAGTCGAAAGAATTGATTGTGCGGTATCATCAATTATGGCATTTGCGAGAGCTAGGAAAGCGGAAGCAACTGGGCTAGATGGTTCATCCGTTTACCAATCAAGAGAATTTTTAATGCTCTAGAGTATTGTAAAACATACCCTATAGTATAATATTCGTACAAACAGGGGAAATAAATGGACTGGATTTCAACGGCAGATAACGAAAACCGCGCAGGTCAAGTGCCGTTGATCAAGAATCAGCCTATTGGTTACACGGTATTGAGTGGTTATTCTGGTGCAAATGTTTCCGTTAATGAAACATCAGCACTTACAGTCGCAGCATTTTTCGATGGCATCAGGATTGTTTCTGAAACAATTGGCACCCTTCCGTTAAATGTTTATGAGCGCACAGAAGATGATGGTAGGAAGCTGGCATTAAGTCACCCAGCATTTGATTTATTGCACGACAGCCCAAACTATGAATCCACAGCATCTGTTGTTCGTGCAGGACTCCAAGCCCAATCCATGTTGCATGGTAATTCATTTGCGGAAATTGAATGGAATGATGCAGAGATTAGGGATTATCCTGTAGCAATTTGGCCTTTGGCTTACGATTCTGTTAATGCTTGGCGGGACCAGGAAGGCAATTTATTCTATCGGATTCAACCCATTAGCGGCGCTCAAGTGGACATGGATCCGCGGGACATCCTCCACTATCGCGGACTTGCATTCGATGGATTTTGGGGCAAATCTGTTTTGCAGATGGCAAGAGAATCCCTAGGGCTGGGCATTGTTTACGACAGGCACGCAGGGAAATTCTTTGGTAATGGTTCCCGCCCTGGTGTTGTAATTAAGCACCCTGGTCGACTCGGAGAGGAAGCGGTAAAGCGCCTGCGGGAAGGTTGGGAACGAATTCACCAGGGAGTTGAGAACACCGCCAAAGTTGCCATCCTCGAGGAAGGAATGGATGTTAGCGCCTATTCCATCAACAATGATGATGCGCAATTCCTCGAGTCCAGAAAATTTACAATTGAGGAAGTGGCAAGGTGGCTCAACATCTCATTGAATCGGCTACGGGTTTCTGGAGCAACCGCATTCACAAACCCTGAAGATGACGCAATTGATTATGTGGTAAACACCATACGACCATGGCTAGTAAGAATTGAACAGGAAAACAATAAAAAACTATTTCCAAATAAGCAGTATTTTTGCGAACATCAAGTGGAGGGTTTGCTTCGTGGCAACATTGCAGCCCGCTACAATTCCTACGCCATTGCTCGCAATTGGGGCTGGTTTTCCGTTAACGACATTAGAAAGCTGGAAAACCTTCCTGCCATTGAAGGTGGCGACACTTACATGCAGCCACTTAACATGGCTTCCATTGGTCAGGCAACGGGTGCAACATCGGCACCAATCACATCCCCAACATTGGGTGTTATTACACCAACCACACCAATTACACCAGCGACACCATTGCCTACGGATCCTTTGCAAACCACAACACCAGAACCGCAACCAGCACAGGAACAAACTGACCAGGTGGCTGCTCCCGCGGAGGCCTTGAACGGGGCACAGGTGGCAAGCTTGCTTGAAATTGTGCTCCAGGTTGGGCAAGGTTTGGTAAGCAAATTGACAGCCAAAGCCCTTGCAGAAGCGGCATTCCCAGCACTTGACAAAACAATTTTGAATAGTATTTTCGATAACATGATTATTAACCCAATTGAACCAATACAGCCACCAAACCAGCCAAATTAAAGGGTTAAAAAAGTGACTGAAATACGCAATATTGAACTACGAAACCTGGAAGTTAATCCTTCCGGGCGGCGTATTGTTGGCATTGCGGCAGCATATGAAACCCTTTCTGGCGACCTTGGGGGATTCAAGGAGAAAATAGCACCAACGGCATTCATAAAAAGCATTGGTGAAAACGACATCAGAGCCCTTTACAATCATGACTCCGCTAAAATTCTGGGCAGGATTTCCGCTGGAACATTGAAACTATCCTCAAATGATCGGGGTTTGGAATTCGATCTGACATTGCCCAATACCAGTTACGCAAATGATCTGGTGGAATTGATGGCAAGAGGTGATGTAACAAGCTGTTCATTTGGATTCTTTACCAGGTCTGATAAATGGTCCACGGATCCCGAAACAAAAATTAGAATCAGAACTTTGCATGATGTGGATTTGCGGGAAATTTCCATTGTTGGGGATCCGGCTTATCCTAGTGGCACATCTGCCGCTTTGCGCTCGCTCACCGCTTGGCAGTCCACATTGGACACCAGGCGCAAACGCTGTCTTCTGTCCTTTCTCAAACGGCGCAACCCGCCACGGAGTTGATTATGATGATTGCTGAACTGCGGGCACAACGCGCCCAGTTTATGGATGAATCCGCTAAAATTCTGGCCGTTACTGATGGTCCGGAAAAGCGGGAAATGACACCTGAAGAAATGGCAAAATTCGATGACCTCATTGCTCGCGTAGATGATTTGGATGCACGAATCCAAGTGTTGGAAACCACGGAAGCCGCTGATGTCACAATGCCAATGGAACCGGCAATGGACATGAGCTCTAGGCCAAGTGGCAACCTGCGCAGCGAATTCAACAAACGGATTCAAACCCGCAAGGTAAATCCTGCTCCTGGATTTGTCCGCGATTACAACGATCGCCAATCCATCCGCGATTCCGCCATGGCTTTCCGTGGCTGGTGTATGGGCAAAGAAGCGACCAACGAACAACGCGCCGCTGCACATCGCAGCGGGTTGAATCTTGATGGTCCTATTTTTGTAAATCCAAATCCGACTGAAGAACAACGCGCGCAATCCACCAGCGGTTCTGCTGGCGGTTACATGATTCCTCAAGGGTTCCTTGCAGAGCTTGAGAAAAAGCGCCTTGCATTTAATCCCCTGCGTGGTGTGTCTCGTGTTATCCGCACCGATAGCGGCAATTCCATGCCGATGCCGACGGTCGACGACACCAGCAATACAGGTGCTTTGGTAGCAGAAAACACCGCCACCAGCGCAACTGACTTCACGCTTGGGCAAGTTACCTTTGGCGCCTATTCCTACAAATCGGTGGTTAATTGTTCCTTGGAATTGCTCCAGGACACCGGCCTTGATTTGGGTGCAATTGTTGGCGAGCTTCTGGGTGAAAGGCTTGGCCGATCTGAAGCCGCGGCTTTTGCAACCGGAACCGGTTCCAGCCAACCACAAGGCGTCACCGTTGGTGCATCAGCAGGCAAGACAACTGCAAGCGCCACAGCCATTACCATCAATGAAATCTATGATTTGGTAAACAGCCTTGACGCTGCTTATCAACCACAGGCTTCGTTTATGTTTCACCAAACCGTTTGGACTTATCTGCTCAAATTGCAGGATTCAACTGGCTTGAATTTGATCCAAAGGAATTTGGGTTACGCAGAAAGCGTTGCACCTAAATTGCTTGGGTATCCTGTCATTGTTAATAACAACATGAACAGCGCCATCACCACCGGTTTGATTACCGGTATTTTTGGTGACATGTCCAAATTCTACATCAGGGATGCAGGCCCAATTGTCATTCGTCGTTCGGATGATTTCTTGTTCACCAGCAACGCAGCAAGCTTCCTTGCAGTTGAACGGTTCGATTCCAAAGTGGTTCAATCTGCCGCAATCAAGAAGCTTACCCAGGCTTAAGATTGAATTGAATCCTAGGATACTCAGCCTAAAAATTGAGTATCCTATTTTTGATTTATTTTGAATGAGGTGTGAAATGAAATACCAGGTGCAGCAATCATTGGTTGGTACTAATCCCTTGACGGGTGAGGAAATTTGTTTGCGTCCTGGTGACCAAGTGGAATGGTGCCCAATTGAAGGGCCTAGGATGGTCGATGCAGGAATCTTTATCCCTGTGCCAAGCAATGCACCATTGGAAACACCAGAAGCCCCTAAGCCTAAAACCAGGGCAAAGGAAACCCGCTAATGGCCCTGCCCACATTGGACGATGTCAAATTGCATTTGCGCGTAGACAGCACCACAGAGGATCCTTTGATTACATCCTTGCTGGCTGGTGCAATCGATCATTTTGAACAAAGTACCAGGCGCGTTTTATCCTCGAGGTCCATTGTCGAACGGTTGGATTCCTTGCCAGATTCCCGCGTGATATTTCTGGAAAAAGGTCCGGTTACATCTGTCACATCGGTAACCGTCAGAACATTAACGGGCGTTTCGACCATATCAGCAAGCGATTACATTACAATAACAGGCCAAACAGAAACCAAACCACTAATCGCATTTAAAGACACCGCCAATCTTCCCACACCAGATAATTACCCTGGTGCCGTAACGGTAATCTATGTGTCGGAAACCACTACGATTCCAGAATCAATCAATGCAGCCATTCGATTACTTGTAGCTCATTGGTACGAAAACCGCCAAGCTGTTGGTCCTACTGGTGGAAATGAGGTTCCATTGGCCTATCAATCCGTGGCATCCAAATACATGTGGGGAGCCTACGGATGAAAATAGGCGATCTAAGGCACAGGATTGACTTACAATCCTACACCGATTACATCGACATTTACGGTAAGCCTGACAGGTCCTGGACAACATACGCAACCATATGGGCGCAAATAACACCAACATCCAATAGCGAATCAATTTATGGTTTGCAATTGGGCAGTTCAACAACACATGCAATCTTGATTAGATACCAACCAGATGTTGCGCCAAATCACAGAGTGTTATTTGGCAGCAGAATTTTGAACATTGAGGGCGTTAGAAATCTTGATGAAGCCCAAATTGCTACAGCATTGGTTTGCCAGGAAGCCATAACATTGACCAGCGGGATTCCATCATGATCCGCATCAATGCAATGGAAATGGAAAACCAACTCAAGGCAGGACTTAAAGCTTTGGCGGCTGAAGCCAAATCAGGAGAAACCAAAAGGGCAATTGCCACATGTTTGCAAATTGGTTTAAAGGCAGTTGAGAAAAAAGCCAAATTGCTCGCAAAGCCAAAGAAGAAAAAACGCAAGCGCCGCGGATTCACTTCACCATACAAACGCACAGGATTACTTAGAAAAAGTTACAAAGTTAAAAAAGGTGTAAGCAAAAAAGGAAAAGGAAATCCTTATGCGGTTTTGGGACCAGATAAAAAGGTTTCCAAAACAGTATTGCTTGGAAAACAAATGGTAAAGGTAACGCCAAGCAAATACGCACACCTAGTTGAATTTGGCTTTATGTTAAAGCACAGAAAACGATTGAAAGGAAGTAAGAAATTGCTTGGCCATGATGTGGAACTTTTTAAGCCACAAAAAATAAGAAAAGGAACATTTCGACACACAATAAATCAATTTGCTAAAAAGGCAAATGATCTTTCCAGAGGTTTTATTTTCAAGGCATATGCGGCAATCCTTTCCGCAATTGGCTCCGGTTCTACATGGGTCCAACCACAATACATAATAAAAAGAGCTTATCAGCAAGCAGGCGGAGAAATGAAAACGCTTGCCATGCAAAGAATTGGTTTGGAATTGGGTAAGTTAGTAATGAAAGTCACAAAGAGAAATGTAAAAAAACGCATGAATGGAAAGGGGTTTTAATGTCACTTGCATTTGCAAAAGCGCTGCGCTCATTGCTCCTGTCAGATGCGGCAGTCTCCGCGGCCCTTCCTGGTGGCATTCATCCTGACATGATACCACAGGAATCCGCATTTCCTGCGGCAGCCTATACGGTTAACAGCACACCCCTTTCATCCTTAACCAGAACCTTACCAATCAGCACAGCAGAATTTGTATTGCATGTCCGGGCAATTACACCAACGCAAGTGGCTGCCGTAGCATCCGCAGTATTGGGTGTGATAAATGGGCAACCAAACCAAACAACAGCCCATGGTACAATCATTGCAGGTTTGAGAATCACAGGTATTCAATCCGATGCTGAAGCCATCAATGATGGTGACGATGCACCTTATCAAACGGGCGAAATAAATATTAGCGGTTGGGTAAGGGAACAGTAGAATTACATTAACCAGGAGATTGAACAATGCCAATTGCAACAACCGACATCATCATTCCACAGGGAGCCAGTCTAACCTATACGGTTTCTGGTGGTTCTGCTGTTACAATTCTAAACCCAACTAATATTTCTGGACTGTCTCAAACCCTGGCAGATATTGTTGTTGCTGGAGTCACACTAACAGCAGAAATTAAAGTTCCAGGAAAGAAATCATTTTCGGATATTACGGTTACAGCTACTTACATTGAAACGGAATTTATCGCAATCCAAACTGTAATGAATGCAAGAACCGCAACAACTTTAACCCTGACCACATCCGGTTCATTGGCATCAACGCCATTAACAACCATTGCAGCTTTTTCAGGTTATTTCAAAGGTTTGACGATTCCAACAATTGCAGACAATAATGAACCGCTAACCTATGAATTTGTTTTCATGGTTAACAGCGTTTCAATTACCTAAGGTTAAAAATGAGCTTGAAATTTACCAGAATCCTGACCGTTGAAAACAAACCTGGTGAACCAGAAAAGGTTCCAGGTTTAATTGGGCAGGCATTTATTAAAAAAATTCCTTTGGGTGAAGCAAAAACGCTTATGGGTCTGGAAGGACTCGAGGGTTATTTGCGAATCCTAGAGTTGGCTTTATGCGATGCAAACGGCAAAGGCATGACAGCAGAACAAATTGCTGACATTCCATTTGACGCATCCAAATCCTTGGCGGACATTGCAAGCGATTTTAATGGACTGTCGACCAAAGCCCAAAAGGATCTGGAAAAAAACTCCGCAGCCAGCCAGAACGCAGACTAATATTTGCGCTGGCTGGATACCTTGGAAAGACCGTGGCGGAAATTGAATCCACCATGGATGCTTCAGAGTTTGCGGAATGGTGTTCCCTAATGGCAATTGAGCCATGGGGCGGTGCGAGGTTGGATGTCCTTTCCGCAATGCAGCAGCACGCGGCATTGGCGCCCTGGTGCAGAACACGGATTCAGATTACAGACTTTCTTCCCAAATGGGGACAGGAAGATTCACAAACAAATAATTTTGCGGAAGCCGCAAAGCAATTGATTGAAAGGGCAAAGGTGATCGCAAATGGCAGGACCAGCAATTGCTAACCCTACAATCATTTTGTCTACGGACAACGCGCCATTAGATCAGGGCTTAAAGGAGGCAACGAAATCAGTTAACAACTTTGGTAAAAACATTTCTTTAGGATTGAAAACCTATTTTAGTGGTGTCGCATCAGCAGCAGCTGACATTGGAAAAAAGGTTGGAACTGGTGCTGGATTCATTGGAAAATCTGTTTCCAATGTAATCACAGGTTCAATTCAAAGCATGGCGGTTTTAAACCAAGCCGTTGGCTTTGGTAAGAAAGTTACAGGATTGTTGGCAACGCCAGTATCTTCCGCAATGGCAACAGAATCAAGGCAGGCCCAATTTGTTGGAATGGGAACGCCAAATGAGTTTTCCTTTACAGGGATAATGAGCAATTTTCAAAACACGGTTGAAGACACATTCTCAGAAATAGCAAATAGCCTTGATAGTATCTTTAACATCAAAAGTGGGCTTGAATGGTTCCGCGGTTCCATTGCAGCTATCGGGGCAATTTTTACAGCTTTGGCAAGTGAATTTGGAAGCCAAAAAATAAATCCTAAAGATTTAAGCCAAGCATTTAAAGACGGAGCCAATGCAACAATTAACGCATTTGAAGTTGCCGCAAAAATTGCCGTACAAATTACCAATAGTTTTATTAAGATATTAAATGCGTTAGATGCAAAAAGTAAAATTATGGGCTTGCAAAATAACATTGCTGGAGGATTGGCAGGTGCAGGAGAATTTTTAGGAATATTGCCTCCAGGTGTGGGAAAATTTCTTAAGGAGGATATTGCACGCGGAGAAGCAGCTAGGCGAAATGCTCAATTTGCGCAAATTGAAGAAGCAAGAATTGGCAGAATTGCTCAAGGTGCTCGCGATGCCATTAACAAACCAAACAATCAGAACAACCTGGAACGCCAAGCAATTGCAACCAGGGATTTGATTGCAGGAAGATTGGGTGTTGATGTTCAAAGCCGCATTGGTGGATTTCTTACAATGGGTTCATCAGGATTGGAAGAAGCATTGGTTAAAGCAAGATTGCAAGCAGAAGGCGGCGACATTCAAATGCGCATTGAAAATGCGATCAAAGAACAGATTACATTGCAACAAGCTCAAGTCAATGTTTTGAATGCAATCAAAACAGTTTTGCAAAACAAACCAGCATTAAATGTGTTGGGAGGATAGGCAATGGCAATTACGATTTCCGAACAACAAAGCAGCACAGATTCAGTAGATGCCCAGCTTGTTAGAAATATTACCAGAACATTTGATGTTTTCAGCACAACAAGATTGAGTGCTGTTGCAGTCTCACTTAGTTTCAGCGATACCGCCGGAATTTATATTCAAACAATACATCCTGACATTGATACATGTTTTGTTTCAAACATTGAAGTTAGAGAAACCGCAAATAGTGAAGAGCCAAATTGTCATTATGTTGTAAGTGTTTCTTACACAAACAATTTTGATTCTGGAGGTGTGGGGACTTCCGCATCTGGAGGCGCAGCAGCCGGAGCCACAGGCGGACAACAGCAAGGAACACCACCAGAACAAAGGCAAAACAATCCATTATTGCGCCCAGTTGATATCAAGGTTTCTGGTGGAACAACATCCGTAAGCACCAGGCAGGATGCTAATGGGGCAGCATATATAAACAGCGCAGGTGATCCAATATTACCAGTCCCTCAAAGATCAGTTCCAACAACCAGAATCAGCATTGGGCGTAATTTCCCAATCTGCCCTGGAAATGCCTTTGGACATTTGGGAAAAATAAATGATCGCGCCCTTGTTGTTCCAATATGCAATATTTATTATCCTGCTTACGCTTTGAAATTTGTAAGCCTTGATGCTGAACCAGTATTTGAAAATGGAATATTTTATTGGCGAGTAAATTTTACAATAGAAGTAGGACCACATATAGACTTCCAAAAGAAACAATTCAAAGGATGGATTGTGCCAGTTGCAGAAACCGGACGACGAGGGAAAACATACACAAATCCTGAAGTACATATTATTCGTGATGGGGAAAAAGCTAAAAATGAACCTGGAGCACAAGATAGAAATCAACAGATTGGAACAGGTCAGCCATTGGGAGAACCTGTTTTCCTTGATGGTGAAGGATGGTATATTAAGCCTTTAGCAAATGGATCAAATATAACATATTTTAATTTTCAACCAGACGCAGATTTTGACATGAGAATTCTTTGGAGTTAATCAAATGTCTGGGACCACATTTACTTATCCTCTGGCGAAACGAATTGTTTCATCGACCAAATGGACAGAGGAACACCGTGGAATAATTCCAGAAATTGAAACGCCAATTATATTAAATGGCAACCAGGATTTATTGATACGCACCAGTTCCACATTGCCAGTTGGTTACACAGGAGCAATGGCGGTACAGGGCGAGATTGTTGAACAAAACCAGAATGGCACCTATGTGCCTCAAATGCCAATTTGGATACGGGACCAAAATGGCGGTACGCTAAGTCCCAGTACAATTTATCAAGCGCGTGTTGGAGGAACCTGGACACAGAATGTCACAATTAATGGCATTTTGGCTCCAACAACACTAGGGCTCTATTTGGTGCAAAATGCACAAGCTTCAAGTATTGCAGAACCATTTAAAGTTATGAGTGTTAGTGGCGGCTTTACATTCATCCAAACAATTGATGGAAGCAAATCGGGAAAATTTGCTGGATCAATTTGGACTCCTGAAATATGGGTTAACATATTTAACCAATTTAGACCAACTGTTTATGGTGTTGCTGTTTTTCAGCCAACAATTCAATACGCAGTATTCTATCCATTTACATTGCAAGTTGATGCGTATTATTATGGTTCTTATTCAACGGGAGATACAGTAACCTGTGCTGCTCCAGGTGGCCAAAGTTTTTTTAGTGCGCATGATCCATTGCAGTTGATGCGGGCAAATGGGTATAGGGGTAGGGCAATTATTTCCTATGGCGCAAATTCCTTTGGATCCATTTCCTATTACCCAAATGGATCTTCACCATTTACGGTAATAGCCGCAAGACAAACAGATAATTTTACCATAGGCGGTATCGGCTCCGGCATTGGTTCCGGAATTTCAGGAGTTTAAAATATGGCAGTTACAAACACAAATGATTATCTGCCCACAGGCGGTGTTGCAGAAGTGGCACAAATGACAAGTGTTAATGGGATAAGCGAAAGTGCAGATTTAATTGTTGGTCATGCGCAAGGAAAACGCATTAAGGAAATCCGCGTGTTTTCCGGACAAACAAACCCAATCCCCGCAGGTACGGTATTGGTGTTAAAATTGTTTGATGGAACCAACAGCAGAACTATTGGCAGCTCAATTTGTCCTGGTGGTCCAGACACCTTGCAAGCATTCTTTACATTTACCAATTTGTTTCTGCCAACAACAGCCCATGCTTTCCGCGCACAATTACGCACGCCATTGGCGACAGGTGCTACACTAGACTTTACATTCATTGGCGAAGAATTTTAACCAGGAGGATTTAGCATGACATTGAGCCTAACCAGATCCCTTAATGTTCAGGGGACTTTAACCAACGACAGCACCATTTGCATTACCACAGATGCCGTGACAAGTGGAAGCAATTCCTTCCCCGCACTAAGCAGAACTATTACCGATGGCACAGGTGCTGGGCAATGCAACAAATGGTACAGGGCATACCGCACTTTAGCCGCGGGTGCCGCAGACAACCTGGATTTGGCTGGATCCCTCCTGGATCCCTTTGGAAACAGCCTGACATTTACAGGGATCAAATACATTGCAATAGCGTTGATCAGCGCCAGCGCAAATGGGACCAATAAATTGGTACTGGGCAATGCCACAAATCCATTTGTTGGGCCATTAAGTTCCGCAGGCACCATCGACATTTTTGACAGCCTGGAACTTTACCATCCTGGAGCATCGGGTTGGAGTGTTACCGCTGGAACCGCGGACATCTTAAAAATTAACAATCCTGGTGCCGCATCTGTCACCTATTGCATTCTAATTGCAGGCAATGCGTAAGAATGGTTCAGCGCAGGAACATCCATAGAAATCCAGGCCCTAAGCGCAAGGAAGCGCCTAGGGATCTTTCCACATCCGAGCGAGGATACGACCACACTTGGCAAAAACTTAGGAAATGGAAATTGGCAACAGACCCATTCTGCGCTAGTTGCGGTAACGGCGCAAATCAAGTAGATCACATAAAGCCAATAAATGATGGAGGTGCCAGGCTTGATCCAAACAACCTCCAAAGCCTTTGCATTTCTTGTCACAGCAAAAAAACGGCAATAGACAAAGCCAACAGAAAACAAGTATAATTTACCAAACGGAGAACCAATCATGCCAGCAACCGACAATTTTTCGACAAACCAAGTTGGCACCACATCACCAGCATCCATTGCGGAAGCTGTGACACCATCAGACTCTACGGACCTAACCAATGTTTCCCGCGCTCTTTGGGTTGGAGGTGCAGGGAACATTTCTGTGATTATGGGAAATGGTTCAACCGTCTTATTTTCTGGTGTTCCTGCGGGGACGCTGCTTCCTTTGCGGGTTTCAAGGGTCCGCTCCACCAGCACCACGGCTACGCTTATCGTCGCTATCTCCTAAGGGGGGCTACTCATGATTAGCCTCGATCTAGGCCTCTGGCGACGCTCCGGCGGCACCAGTTTTAACCCGCTTTCGCTTTCACCTGCGCTGTGGCTTGATGCCGCAGACTCCGCAACCCTATTTCAAAGCAATGGTGGATCTGCTGCGACAGCCGATGGTGACCCGGTCGGCTATTGGACGGACAAATCGGGCAACAATCGCCACGCAAGCCAGACCAGCGGCTCCAACAAGCCAACGCTCAAGACCGCGATCCAAAACAGCAAAAACATCGTGCGCACCAATGGCACCAGCTCGTTCATGACCATCTCGACGCTGACCATGAACGCCCCATTTGCCATCTATTTGGTCGTCAAAAAAGCCAGTTCCGCCGCTGTGATGGAATTGGCCGGGGTCAATGCAAATGCCAATCGGTATCTGTTCGAAAATTACATCGACTCAAAAACTTATTACCCATTCAAACCTGCCGCAAATACCTCTTTGAATGTTTTTACATCGCCCACCATGGATGTCTACAGCTCCTTTGTCCTGCTTAATGCCAGCACCGATGGCACGACCGGCACGCTCAAAAGAAACAATGTCGCCGCAACCAACTCGCCCCAAAGCTCCGCCAACGCGACCAACGGCTCCTGGGATGTCCTGTTCAAGGGCGATAGCGCCTTTTCCGGGTGTGATTTCGCCGAAACCCTTTGGTTCCAATCGGCCCACGATGTCACGACCCAGGCCTTGGTCCTGTCCTATCTCAACGCCAAATGGGGAGTCTACGCGTAATGTCCACTATTTGGATCCACCAGGTTTATGTGATTGCTGAAAATGCGTCTATGCCCGGGGCAATCCAGGCACTTGACATCGCCTTTCCCTGCGATGATGGACAACCTAGGGATGCATCCCATCCGGAATATTATGGGGCCAAATACTCCGCATCGGGAAACCTCCCTGCAACGCATTACGGCGCGGCATTTGTTGTGACCGAACCAATCCGGGAAAACCTCGAATCCATGGGGCTTGATACGACGCCCGGCATCACCTATTGGCGCGCAACCAATCCGGAAGGCATTCTTACAGCCACTAGCGTCCCAAATGATAAGACCAAAGTGGGACAGCCGTGGACATGGGATGATTGTTTAACCTCGATGTCGCTGCAACCGATCCTTGAACCCAAGCCACAATAAGGAGCCACCATGACCGAAATCATCCAAATCATCGAGCGCGTCGGCTTCCCCGTGGCAATCATCATTTTCCTGGGTTGGTATTTCCTGATTCCGTTTCGGGATGCGGGCCTCAAGTTCATTTCGACCCTGGAAAACTTTCTGGCCGTTGCCGGTCAGGACATTCACGGGCTCAAGGCGACCACCGCCCACATCGATGAAAAGGTAGAAAACACCAACAAAAAGGTGGAAACCATTGGCGATAGAGTCAATGAAATTAGCAACGCACTAGGCGACATGAAAAAGGATAATCAACAATGATTCAATCTGCGCTGGCATTTCTTATTCTTGCCATTCCTCCACAAATAGAAATTACGGGTAAAGGCACAAAGATTGTTCAGGGACAGGTTACGGTTACGGTGCTGGCTGATGGTTCTGTTTTGATCAAATCTCCAAATGCTAATCTGGTGATTCCTGCGGTTGATGCGGATCCTTTTGTTCCTCCTGGTGATGATTTGGCCGATGGGCTCAAAGCGATTTATGGTGCAGACCAGGACGCAAATAAAAAAGCCAAACTGATGGCGCTGATAAAAAGTTACCAAACAGCCCTTGATGGCATCGACAAGGCAACGACCGTGGCGGACCTGGCGCAATCCTTGAGCAAATCTCAAACGCTAAAACCCGCCGATCTCAGGCCATTGCGTGACCGCATTGCGCAGGAAATCCAATCCAGTCTGGGCACAGATCCCGATGCCATTCTTGATGCCAATGCGGCCAAATCCCTGCTCCAAAAATTGATTAACATCCTAAAAGGAATCTAATCCATGAGCGAACCCTTTGACGCCCCACAGGATTACCCTGGATGGATTGACGACCCAAAGGCAGTTGCGGCAATTGCCGCGCTACAGCCAATCGCATCCTTTGGGGAAACCCCTGCTGGTCAGGATTCAAGTCCACTTCCTGACCATGTGTTTTTGTGGGATGCTGCGCAGAAGGTAACGGGCGGTTTGCTTCCTCCCCGCAATCAGGGCAATATCGGAACTTGCGTGAGCTTTGGCACGGCCCGGGCCATCGAATACACCATGTGCGCTGAAATCGCGGCAGGCGAACAAGAACAGTTCCGCACCGTTGCGACCGAGCCGATCTATGGCGGTTCCAGGGTTGAGATCGGCAAGGGCAAGTTGGGGCGTGGGGATGGTTCCGTAGGTGCATGGGCTGCCCAATGGGTAAAGGATTTTGGGATCATTGAAAGGGGCAAACATGAAGGATACGACCTGTCCCAATATTCCGCCAGCCTCTCCAGAACCTGGGGTTCGTCTGGTGTTCCCAACAATCTTGAGAGCATCGCCCAGCTTCATTCGATTAAAGCCATCACAAAGATCACAAATTGGGAACAAGCGAAACGGGCGCTGGCTTCAGGATTTGGAATTAGCATTTGTTCGGATCAGGGATTTGCAATGGTGAGGGATGGCGAAGGGTTCGCCCGTGCTGTTGGTTCGTGGTCCCATTGCATGTGTCTATGTGGTTATCAGACTGGCATCAGGGAAGGTGGTCGCATTGACAATAGCTGGGGCGGAGCAGCCCATACGGGCCCTGTTGGTGCAGGGAATCCAGGGTCTGAAGGATTCTGGGCAGATGCACGCATAATTGACAGGATGTTGAACTATGGGGATTCGTGGGCGTTTTCGGCTTTCGATGGCTTCCCTGCGCGGCCTGAAAAATCACTTGATTGGACTTTACACACTTAGGAGATTCAAATGGTAGATTATCCGCTTACTTTGTCGACTGATGCGCTAATGACTTTGCTTGATGTGGTCCGGGGAAAAGTGGATTCCAGCAAGGGAGTTCACGCAGCTTGGAACATTCTGGGCTACGGCTTGGCGCAAGGCTTCCCGATTCAACAAGGAATTGGTGACAGCTCAGATGGTGCAATTGTGGAAGCAATTGAGGCATTGTTGGGTAACCAGGGACCAAAGGAAGCTGTGGGTTTTCCCTCGCTCGCTTTGGGTATCGTCCTAAAATTGGCAGTAAAAATTATCCTCGAGTCCCTTTCCTAGGTAAATCCGGGTTCGCCTTGTTTCCGGATTGACACCAGGATAGATGGAGGGGTGTTCCCTCCACTATGATCCATGGAAGGGTTGACGGTGCCTTAGGAAAGATTCCTAGGGTGCCGTTTTTTCGTTTCTATATCTTGTTAGAAAATAAGAAGTTAGGGAAATTCCAAACCAATTTCCAAAACTCCGCTGGACATTTTGG